AGAGTAATTTTTATAATTAGAGTTACATACAAACAATTTTTCGTTAGGAATCTTTGTATGTTGGTTTGCCATCTTATTTTTTTAAGAAATGTTTTCTATCCTCTAAATATTCTTTCATCCGTCCTCTAATGATATCGGCAATTGATATACTTAAGCCTAAATTTTTACTTTGAGAAAAAGCAATTGCTGATAGTTGTTCTTTCATTTTAACAGGCATATTTAAATTATAGGTTACTGTCGGTTCTTTTATTTTATGAGGTCTAGGCATATTAGCACCAATACTTTATGTCATCGTTTAGAGTAGCTAAACCTGAACTGTTTATATTGTCTCGAGCATCATCCTTGTGCCCTGATCCGTGGCACGTGGTACAAGTCGTTGAATTATCCATAGCTGATAATTTTGTTTTGTCTAATTTTACATAGCCATTGCCTAAGCAATCTTCACAAATTAAAAATGTTTTCATTTATTCTCCTCTGCCACAATTATTGATTTAAAAAGTTGATAGGCAATTTGTGGCACGATTGAATTACCTAACGACTTTATTCTTCCGACTCTATCTTTGTCCAGTTCATAGGATACCCCATTAGGAACTCCACAAAGGTTGGATTCAGTCTCCCACCAACTTTGGGTGGGTTTTTCTCCTGCATTAAGTCCCCCACTATTGAGTCTCTGTTCTTCTGACTTTTGGGAAAGCTGGTGTTCTTCCAATCGCTGGTCGTGGGAGTATTGTATATTTTTTTGATCTTGTCTGGGTTGAATACTGCGGCTGTCAAATTGTTCTGACGATTCTCTCGCCATCTTTTCGTTGCTTTGTTTGAATCTTGAGTTGTAGGAGTTGGATATAACCCAACGCCAGTATTTATTTTTTCCTCCCTCTGAACTGCGTGCCGAAGAGCATAATGCAGATTGATCCCCTTTTTTTTCTTTTCCTCTGCTCTCTTCTCCCAATTCTCTATGTCCTCTGTTGGACTTGTCATTCCATCGTTGGTGTTGGGTGTCGGATACATTAATGTCGCTACTGTTTCCTCCAGTTTTGCTCCTAATTTTCCTCTGTTGTCCACTCTCTTTTTTACTGTTTTTAAGTTTTCGGTCATTGCAGATGAGGCTCTCGGTGTCGGATACAACTTTATCGCTCTGTTTAATGTCATCTGAAGGTGTTTGCCTGTCTTTGGATTGTAAGCTCTCTCGTTTGGCTTCAGTGGTAATCCATCCTTGTTTGTTAATGTTTCCACTATTTTCTCTCCTGCCTCTTGTGCCGATGGAGTTGGATACATTGTGTCCGATAATCCAGACTCTTTTTCTTTGATGCCAACCACCGATGCCTGAAGCTGGAATAACAAGACATTGGACTTGGAAACCCTCGGCTTCCAGGTCATCTTGCACCTGTCTGAGCACCAAGCCGTTTTGGATGTTAACAAGTCCGTCAACATTTTCTCCAATAAACCACCTCGGTTTGAATTCGGCAACGACTCTAATAGTTTCATCCCAGAGATATCTATCGTCATCTCTTCCTTTTTGCTTGCCTGCAACGGAGAAAGGCTGACAGGGGAATCCTCCTGAAATAATGTCAACTGCTTCAAANGTATCTCTTTTAACATCTCTAATATCTCCTATTATCGGAATGCCTGGAAAATTTTTTTGTAACACTTTGTGACAAAATTTATCTTTCTCCACAAACCCTATTGTTTCAATATTATTATATTCTGCCGCTAAAGAAAAGCCACCAATACCAGAAAAAAGGTCAAGCAGTTTCATTATTTCATAAGTTCCTTATCAATTTTTTTACAATTGTTTTCAAAATCTTTTTGAGAATACTTTTTCCGTTTTATATGTAGCCACATCCATTGGTAAAGTAACTCTTTTTTTTTAGGCGACATTTTCATTCTTTTTCTTTCGTTACACATTTTTGTTTGTATTTCGTATACCCACCAGGTAAAGTTAATGCAGGATTCTTAGGGTCTGCCTTTGACCAACCCTTGTCAACCCAGACACAAGTATATTGACGTTCATTGTTTTTTTTCTGTACAAAAAAATCAGCATTGCTCCANGTATATAAATTAATCATTAAACCTACTATTAGTGTTTCCATTTTTACTCCTTATCTTTTATTTGATCCCATTTATTTAGTTTATATTTTTGAAACCATACAGAGGGCTTGTTACATTTTGCCGCTCTGAATTGTCTCAATGGATATTTTTCTTCGTAATGTTCTACCAACTCAAAAACNGCTTTNCCACAATCAGTAACCCAATGGTATGGATAATGTTTCATATATAGTTTGTTGTTTAACTCAAACCAAAGTGTGATGATAAAAAAATCAAACATCTATGCCAAGCCTTTCTTTTGCTTTTTCTCTAATTAAAAAAGTTTCTTTATCGTAACAACCCCAACCTGTGACATCATTACCATTTTGTTCTTCATAGATATCAACCTGCTCCCAGATTTGTGTTATGTCACAATGATCAACTTCACCATAAATATGCTCCAAGCCATTGGATAAAAAAAATATAACAATCCATTTCATAAATACTCCTTAAAATCGTGGTTCGTGTAAATTACCATTAAGAATCATTTCTTCATAATAATCGGCTTCTTTATCATACCACAGAGCTTTACTGTAATCGCCTTTTACTCTACACATTCGAGCTTGATGACGAGAATCGTTCATTTCTTGTTCGCAACTTGCTAATCTCGGATCAATCATTATCTTGTCTACAAAAAACATAAAAATGATCTTCAAAATCTTCACACTTTCTTACTGTAAGTGCTTTCATCTTACGACCATTAAATTCAAATTTTGATCCTTCAACCACAGGTAGAGTTGTTGGCATTGAAATGTGTACACCTTTTTCATAATCCTCAAAAGGCTTTGAATCATCTCTAAAGCCTGGAGAATAATTTTTATTGTCAATAAAAACTAAGAAAGGTGACCATCTTAAATTATTTTGTTGAGCAGTATTATCCTTCTTTAACATAGGACTCTTTACCTTTCTCTAATAATTTTTGTGAAAGACCATCATAGCTTGACCCATCTTTATCAGCTTGAAATTTAATATATTCATCAATGAGCTTACTGATCATATTATTAGGTCTTCTATATTTGACATCACACAAACCTCGCAGTTTGTAATAACATTCTTTTCGGATGGCAACTGTATGCCATTTACTTGTATCCATAAATTTTCCTTATATAAAAAATTAGTATTAGTTTAAAATATATATGACTAAATGTGATATTGCAAGAGAATTGACATCTTTTATGTATTTTTTTATAATTAGCTTAGAAAGGATGTAAATAGTATGGAAGAATTGTTAACAACTAATCCACTATTAGCTGAAAAAATGTCATTGGAAAATCAATGGAATGCTCAATATGCTCAGAATGGTATCTATACTACTGAGATGAAAAGTCTTGAGGATAAAATTGAAACTTTGAAAAAAGCTTTAATCTTGTATGACATAAAAAAAGCTAAAGAAGATATTAAATAGCCTCACCGAAATCTTTTCCCAAGGCTATATCTACTTTATTGGGAACTTTCAGTTCTACGGCACTCTCCATCACACTTTTTATTTTATCAACATCTTTATCATCACTAACTGAGAAACATAATTCATCGTGTATTTGTATTAATGGTAAAAACCCATTGTCATAACAATCAAGAATTGCTTTCTTAGTTTGATCTGCGGCACTACCTTGAATTAATCTGTTCAATGCTTTGTATGTAAATGCTCTTTTTATATTAGATGCACCATATTTAGCTGAAGCATTCTCAAAAGTTTCAGGAGTGTGAATGCCAAAATCTTTAGTTTCCCACATATCAAATCTACATTTTCTACCAAGCTTAGTTCTAATTGTCCCCTCATTGTTAGCTTTATTCATACAACGATCAGATAACAATTTCACAAATGGAGCTTTTCTGTTAAATTTAGAAATTAGTTCACTTGCTTCTTCAAAAGCTAAACCAAGCATATTAGCTAATTTATTTTTTCCCATACCATACATTAATCCTAAACCGATTGTTTTTGCTTGCTTACGATCTATACCAACTAAATCAGCAACTGTTTGATGAAAGTCGGCATCGGCTTTTGCATAAGCTTCAACTAATTCTTGAGAACCTTCATAACCCTCACCGATACTTGAGGCATAGTGAACCACGAGCCGTGGTTCTTGTTGCGAGTAATCAAAGCTACCCCATTTTTCACCCTCTTCAGGCAGAAACAAACCTCTTATTAATGGTCCAAATTCTTTATTTCTAGCAGGCAGTTGTTGTAAGTTAGGACTAGACATACTAAGCCTACCACTTACTGTACCTCCGTTATCGGATCGTAATTGATTTATCTCTCCGTGAACTCTACCTTTGTGTTCAAATCGCATTATTGAATTAAGAAAAGTATTATGNAATTTATTGACCTCTCTAGCCTTTACTATNAGTTGTGAAATTTTTTCATTTGAGTTTACTAACCAGTTTTGTGTAAAACTTGGCTCATTACTTTTTGCAGTTTTCGGATATTCAATTCCTAGTTTATCAAAAGCAAAAGCTATTTGCCTAGCCGCCCATATATCTATGTCTTTACCGACCAACTTTTTTATGTTTAACAAAATTTGTTTTTCTTTTTGTAANAAATTTTTTTTTAGAATTTCTGCTTTTTCTATGTCAACTCTTATGCCTTTCATTCGCATTTCTATAAGTATTGGTAAAAGTTTTTTTTCTAACTCCCATATTGTTTCTAAATTTTGCTGATGTATTTCGTGTTTAAATCTTTGCCAAAGAAGGTAAGTGAGTCTTGCATCTTGCTCTGCATAAAATCCAACGTGTTCAGCAGGTAACTTCCACATTTCTTTTTTAGGGTCAACTCCGTGAGCTTTAGCGGCTTCATTTAAATCAGTTTCGGCTTTGAGTTCACCAATATAATCACGAGCCAGAGCATTCAATTTATATGTATACCTATTCTCATCAATTAATGCACCTGCTATCATTGTGTCAACGATCTCACCTTTTACATCTATTCCATAGGCTTTTAACCAGCCGACATCATATTGAGCATTATGAAAAATTTTACGACAAGGCAAAGCACATACATCTTTGATATACTTTAATACCTGCTCTTTTATTAGATTACCACCACCAAAATGAGCAAAAGGATAATAACCCTCCCAACCCTCAGTAGCTACAGCGAAACCAATTATCTCTCCTTTGTTTGTTGCCCATCCTGCCCCTAAACCNTCATTAATGCCATCGTCTTTAGTTTCTAGATCAATAGCTATCTCTTCGGCATAAGATAAATCTTTATACTCACTTGGTGCTGACCAAATATGTTTTTTAAAATTAAATGTTAATTGTAAACTAGTCACTTGTTTTTATTTCACCTGTAGATGTAAGAATAGGCTGATTAGGATCAGTAGTTGGTTCTGGTAGCATAAATTCTGTTTTACCAACAAAAAATAAATTACCTGAAACAGTAATTCTCTCTTCATCTATTTCATAATAAGGATATACTGTGTGACACAAATTTGCAGGGAAAATATAACCTGATCCCTCATAAGTTTTATCAACAAGTTTTGTTGCTGAACGTATGTCATTATCTTGACCCATATGAATAAAATCTAAAGCACCTGCAGAGATGGAATTAGATTCTGCACCTGGACTAATCTTTGCCTGATCTTCAAAAATAAAAGGAACTTGCACAAATATTACAAATGAAAATACACCAAAATGTTTATGCACTGGGTTAAATTCGTGTTTTTTCATAAAGTTAACCCACAAGTTAGCTAAATATAAAGCGACAGGAGTTTGTCTTTGTACTGCTTTTATTTTTTGTCTTTGCACATAATCACGCAAATCTTGTTTTTCAAATATAAAATTATCTAAAAATTTATACAACTCTGGAAAATTAGGGTCTAAAACATATTCATCTCTTATGTTACCAGCTAGATGCATATTCCACTTCAATTGTTTATTTGTCCGATCTACTTGAGATATTCTTAATTTAAGTTCATCAAAAATTTGTGCGGGTAATGTAAACTTTTTCAGATATGGATATTCATTACTCATAGTCTCTTTCTATTATCATATCAATATAATGTTTAGCTTTTTCTAAATCATCTTTTCCATTTTTATTTTTATGCCTACAAATATACTTTATAACATTACCCTCAGCAAATAGTAACTTGTTTGTATTAATAAATTTAGCGGGTTGAATTTTAAAACTTTGATAGTGCTTACCACCCTTTTTCCACAAATTATCCATATTTTTTTTCAACCTTTTTTTGTAATTGCAAAAATGTCAATTCATTTTTATCTTCCAAAAACTCAGTTGTAAGAATAAAACGAGGTCCATCATAATTTAAAACCATATGTTCTTTTTGATTGTTAAAAAGATATCTAGTGCCTGGAAAATATCTTAACTCAGTAAATGTGTGGTTTACATCAGGTGCATTTCTAAAAAAAGTATATGAGGTATTAGGTGATTGTATAAGCATATTTATGCATACACCCCTGTTACTATCGGTGTGCCAATTGTACATAGTTTGATGTTCCATCTTTAGAACTCCTGCTTTAAAAGGATGCTCTGAATACAACCATTTGTAAAAATGATCTCTCATAACAATTTCGTGNGGCACTAAACAAGCGGCAAAATTAAAATAGTCAATCCANTCAGTTTCNGGATTCCATATTATGTTATCTAATTGTGAATCATAAAATTGACCAACTTTAAGTTCTTTAAAATAAGGTATCATTATTGAGACTCCTGTAAATAAATTAAATAATCCTTACCAATTGGATAATTAAAATGAAAATCTGTTGAAAGTATATGTAAAGTATCTCTTGCTCTTGTAACAGCAGTATAATACACTCTCTTTTCATCTGATTTTTCATCTCTGTTTTTTTTATCAAAACTAGATGCATAATTTGTTTTAGAGTAAATCAAAACATTATTAGCCTCTCCACCCTTTACAGAATGTATTGTATCAATAATTATGTTTGGGCTTTTTGATAAAATTTTTTGTCCATAGTTTTTTAACAATTGAACAAAGTATGATACTTGATTGTCTTTAAAATTTCTTTTTAAAACTTCCCACCAATTTTTTTGTAAATATGAATCATCCATATTTAAACCTGCCCATTCTCGTAAATCTTTTAAATTAAACATTTGTGTATCAGGTATTGTTTGCCAAAATTTAGAAGTCCTAAAATTAAAATCTTCAAGTTCTCTAATGTATTTATACATATTTTCTGCACTATTCCTAGTGATTTTTTTATTATTACATAGCACTGTCCANGCTTTTATTGCCTCCCATTGCTTAACATCAAAACTCTTATTACCTTTATTATCTGAAAAATATAAGCCTACTGTTTTTGCCGCCATACGAAGTTCATTTACAGTTGAGTGAATTCTGCCCAGTATGTACCAAGTACCTTGTAATTTGTGAAATGGCACTTCTTTAAAATTTAGATACCGACTAACACTACCTTTCTTAGCCACATAGTCATAATCTTTTTCAACACTATCAAAAATACCTTTTCTTATGATTTGAGAGAACTTGTAAATTTCTTCTCCNAATCGTCTAGTTTGTCTTAAAATAACTTTTCTTCCGGGGAAGTAAGTCGTAAAATATTTNGGATCAGCACCATTCCATTTATATATACCTTGATCATCATCACCAGCTAAATAAATTTTTTTTACATTATTAGCCATTTTATAAATTACTGACCATTGCAGTGGTGTAAAATCTTGAGCTTCATCAAGAATTAAAAGATCAAGTGGCGGAAAATTTACTTCATCAATTGCTCTTTCGATCATATCAGTAAAATCAATAAAAGAATCTTTTTTATAATTTTTGTAAGTGTCAATTTTTCTTAAAAAAACATCTAATGAATCTCTCTTATAACTTTCTCTTTTNTAAACAAGTTGAGGTTCTTGAAGCGTGTTTCGTGCTTTATCATAAATGCCTAATGACCAATCCTTATATTGAAAGTTATCATCAGATAAACGATTATCTGTTGTTTTAATTATCTTAGCTTGTAAGGCATAATCCAACATACAATCTTTAGGATCAAAAACTTCTTCTTCAAAATATCGNCTACAATATTTATGAAGAGTTTTNAATCGTTGAAAATCATCTGTCGTATATTGAGTGAATGTAGCTAATGCTCTGTCTCTAGCAGTATCAACGGCTTTGTTTGTAAAAGAGATAAAAGCAATGTCTTTTGGATGTATGCCTTTTGCTAAATGTTTTTTTAAGACTCTTTCAATTAAAGTATGAGTTTTGCCCGTACCAGGTGGACCAAAAATTTTAATTGTTTTTTGATGAAGATTCTTGTGATTCTGAAGTTCTAAATTTGTCATAATATTTTTCATCCATNTCCGTAACTTTTGTGTCTTTCTTTTTCGTCTTAATACTTTGGTGACTTACAAAATCAGGCATATCCACAAACCACACATTTTTTTCACCCTCTTTATAATCTGCTCTTTTACATCCTAACATTCTTAATGCATCGGCTGTCGTATTAAATGTTTTTGCCGCATTCTTTTTTAAAAATCTATCAAGTGTAAGTTTTTTAAAATAACAAGTATTTGTTTTAGAATCTAGAACTACATAACCATCTTTTAGTTTTTCAAATTTATCTTGTTCAATATGTGATTCAAAAAAATCTTTTAAGACAGAATATCTTTCCTCTTCTACAGTATCATTATACAGATGATCTGTGGATTCTTCAGCTTTATCAACAATTGTTTTCATCAGTAACTCAAAGGGACTAGGACCTTTTCTTGGCTTTGGTAATGTTAGCCAATAGACTCTATGTCTAAGAAGTTTTACTCTAAAAGCTTTTTCATCTTTCATATCTTCAGGGGTTACACTAATACGTTCACCTTTATAATCAAACTCATACCAAATGTTTTTTGTATCTTGTATATAATTTATGTTCTCNAAAAACTCTATGATCTCAGGTACNGCATCACCAATTCCAAGNCTTCTTGTTTTACATAATTCTTTGTTGCATATAGGGTTATATTCAGGATGTTTAGGAGGACATTGAAATTCATATCCACCTTTATGAACCGATTTTGTAAGTTGACTAACTTCATTTTTTGAAAGCGGTGTAGAAAAAATATTTAAATTTCTTTGTTGTGCTAAATCTTCTAAGGCTTGTAATGTTAAGCCTACATTTTTTTTCATCTCCAGCACTAAGACATTAAACAAAAAATTATTTCTATTATTACCACTCCACCCCTCTTGTATTAATTTTTGTACACAAGGTGGATAATGTTTCCATTCTGTNTCAGCTTCATATTCTGTNACCTTAAAATTGTAAAAATCTTTTGGAGCAATTTGTTTTTCTTTAGATAACTCTAAAAATCTACCGATCATAACAGGTGTGTTGTTAGTATCAAAAGCAAATTCCATAGAGGCATTCATATTATGATAGGGCATATTTACTGCTTTATTACAGGGAAAAATTTCTTGAGCTAGAAAATACTGTTCGTTAATTTCCGATAATTTATCTACTACTTTTTTTACATTTGCCAATTCAGTAAAGAAAATAAATATGTGTAAACCACCTGATTTAGATTTTACTGGGACAAGAGGTAAAGAATATTTTTTAATTATTTCTACATATTTTTTTTCAGAGTAGTCTTTGTAGTTGTTAGGATCAACATCAATACAAGCCCATTTACACTCACCATTTATCTCAGGTTTTAAACCAAGTCTTATNTCACCACTNAAATGTTTTTTCCAAACACTAGCAGTTACTGGTTCGTGGACCGTGGCATAGTGAGCTTGTTTCTTGCCTCTCTCATCGTCCTCTCCCGTAAGAGAGGACTTGAGGTAGCGAGAATTGTCACTAGTAAACAATTCAAGGAGTTGGTGTTCCATTAGAATGGAACATCAGAGTCTGACTCAACTTTCTCTCCACTAATTTCTTTATCAATGGATGATGAGTCCTTCTGATTTTTATTGTCATCCTCAAATGCAACTGTTCCAAAGATGTCTGATTTTTTTGCACTTGCATAAAAAGCATTCATTACTTCAAGAGTGTTTAGGTTTTCTTTTGTGTCCAACATTTTTTGAAACTCTATAACCCATCCATACCAAGAATTTTGTGAATTAGATTCTTTTGTTGTGGTCAGTTTGTAAACTTGACTCCAAGATGGCGGACAGAAAAAACCTTTACTGCCTTTTATTCTTCTTGATTGCAACATTGAATTCCAAAGTTTAGATTTTTTCTTTTGTGTAGATTTCATTGTTATCAAAGCAGTTTCAAGTGGATTGAAATCTTTATCTAAAATATAGACAAAGTGGTTACCAGTATCTTCTACATAATTACCATTAGACAATCTATCTTTGCCATCATCGGCACGAGAAGTTTGCCTCATAATTTCATAATCTTTATGNATNGCAATTGGTCTGCCTGGTGAATCACCTCTATCTTTCCACTCATTAAAAGTATTGATGTAAAGACAAGGAACTACATAAATACCTTCTTTACCTTTATAAAGTGAGCCTGTAATTTCATTATAGATATCACCTTGGCGAGCTTTGTCATTAAACTTGCCATCTGATTCATCTAATACAGGTGAGTTGGCATATAAAATTTTTAGGATCGGTAACTTTGTATCACGAGCNGTAACAAATTCGTTACCTTGATCTGCATATTGTTCAAGTGATGACAAATCACTTGAAGGTAGTTTATCTTTTTTATTTACAACTTGATTCATTTTTACTCCTTAGTTTTGATTGTTGTTTCGTTAGCTATGTATACTGAGAATAAATCCGTTGGAACATTTTGACCTTTTTCAACTTGCTCTCGAACAAACCCTTTAAGTGTCATTGGTTCAACTTTTTCATTCTGTGTAACATTGTATCCATCTTCTTGAAATTTTTCAAAAACTTTTTTAGCCGTTTCATCTTCAGTACGACCAAAATTTACAGATACAACATTTTTAATTAAATCGCCTGCTCCATTTTNTCTCAGCCAATCAAAAGCTTCTTGCTTTCTAGACAAAGGTATTTTTGCTGAATAAAATGGTTTAATTTCAACAGTTGATCCATCACTTAATTTAAGCATTGAAATTCCTGCCTGTTGCATTGCACTCGGTATTTCATTTTCGGATAGAGTTTTCTCATCTTTTTTTAAATCTTCTAAATGAGCTTTACACCTCTCCATTTTCTGCCGAATGTCTAACAACTCGTTGCACTTCTCAGCTATGTCGCTAGTAAGGCTAGTATCTACAGAAACAGTAGAAAATTTTTCTAAGTCCATTAGCACTCCTTTCTTGGTTTAGGTTAGATTTACTTTTAACTTAATAAATTATTTCCGTCAAGAAAAAATGTGATAAGCAAATAAATAAAAAAATAATTAAAAAATTAGTCAATAAAATCAATGATTTATAAAAAAATAAAAAAAGGCTTGTATCACATCTTGTATGTGATACTATGATAGTGTGAGATAATGAAATTTCACAAAACACGGAGAAAAAAATGAAAAAAGGAACTTACTTAAAAAAATTAATTAGACAATCAGATAAAACTTATATCTTTGTTTGCTCTGGTAACACTTGTAGATGGGTAGATATTGATAAGGCTAAGATTAACATTTGGTCAAAAGATTATCAAAGTCAGATGGAGAATACCATTGAGAAAAGAAAATATACTTATGATTGTTTAGACAGATTGTGGATTGGTTCTAAATATAACCCTTTTATTTATGGAGGTTAAGNTGGATGACATTACAAAATATGAATTTAAAATACAATTTGCAGATGACGGTCTTACTCTTACAAAAGTTGGCACACATCAAGAGGTACTAGGTGCATTGTCTGATGACGGAATGAAAAGTATAACAAGAATATTAGCCAAAAAAATTAAATAAAAAAAATGGTTAAGGGGCAGTACCAAAAATCTGCCTCAACACTTACGGAGAAAAAAATGAAAAGATATAAATCCCCATATACAAATTTAAGAACAAAACTTAATAAAAAACTTTTTAGAAAATTAAATCAGTTTGATTTTAGTTACAATCTAACAAAAGCAGAAGCGTGTTATCTTGTAGCACTTTTTTTCAATGCTGATGTCCATAACAAGTTTTTAGTCAGAGATTTTATAAACGAAAGACATAATCTTAAAAAGGAAATGCACAATGTATAAAATTGAGAATAACATACCACTTCCCAATAGGACTAAGTTTTGTTTTTTAAACAATTTAAAGATTGGTCAATCTTTTGTTGCTCCAATAAATGGATCAGCAGGGAAAACTCAAAATTTGTGGCAATCACGATTTAGAGTAAGAAATATGAAAGCCACAACACAAAAGATTGATGAAAAAAACATAAGAGTATGGAGAACAAAATGATGAGTAAAATCAGATTAACAGAAGCTTTCAAACAAAGACTTTGTTCAGATATATTTCTTCACATAAAAAATGGTCACAATACTTTTTTTAAACTAAAAAAAGTATTGGCTGAACAGAACCCAAAATTTGGTGCAAGGGAAATTCGTTCTGCACTCAAGTATGGATGCAGTAGATGGATTCTTTTTAATTTAAAAGGTAATCAATACAAGTTTTTTCTTGAAGGAAAAACTTATTCATATAAGATTGTTTAGAATGACAAAGTATAATTACAAAACAAAACCCTATGAGCATCAACGATCCGCACTTATAAAAGGTGCGGATCAAAAACTTTTTGCATATTTTATGGAGATGGGTACAGGTAAAACAAAAGTTACAATAGATAATATGGCTTATCTTTTTCAAAAAAATAAAATTGATGTCGTAGTTGTTATAGCACCAAACTCAGTTTATAGAAATTGGATTACTGAAATTGAAACTCATTGTCCTTGCGATCATAATATTTCTGTACACAAAAGTTCAAAAACTTTTGCACCTAAAGAGAATTGTCTTAACTTTTTTCTAATAAATGTTGAAGCTTTTTCTCACAACTCAGGTGTAAAAATATTAAAAGAGATTGTGAACTACTACCATTCAAGAATGTCAGTTGTCGTTGATGAGGCAACTACAATTAAGAACCGATCAGCCAAACGAACAAAAAACATAAACTCAATATGCCAAGAAGTAGCTTACAAACGAATATTAACAGGTTCTCCAATTACTAAATCTCCCTTAGACCTTTTTAGTCAATGTGGTTTTTTAAGCCCAAGACTTTTAGGTTTTGAAAATTATTATGTGTTTAGATCAAGATACTCTGTAATGAGATCAATTTCAATGGGCGGCGG